TGACCCATCATGATATAGCTCTAAATCTTGACTAGCACCTAGTCGTAGTTTTTTATTATCAGGTAATGCTATATGCTCACTACTTGTCCAGGAATCAGTAGCATCTAACCACTGGAACGTCTTATCTGTTGCACCCTTCAAAGTGATACCACCACCATCAGCAGTAGTATCAGTTGGGGTTGATACCTTACCTAGTTCAATATTTTTATCTTCAACTGTAAGCGTAGTCGTATCAATCGTTGTGGTCGTTCCATTAACAGTGAAGTTACCTCCTACTGTTAAGTTTCCAGTAATCGTACCACCAGCAAGAGGTAATTTATTTGTTATCGCAGTATTAGAAGCATTGATAGCATTGGCTTCAATACCATCTAGCTTTGTACCATCTGCTGCAACATCTCTGCCGTCTACTGTGCCTGTAACTGTGATATTACCTGTTACATCAATACCAGCACCAATATCTAAATTTCCAGAAAAAATTGCTTGTCCATCATCAGCATCAACTGTAAAGAAAGCAGTGTTATCACTTGCTCTTTCAAAGCCAAGAGTATTAGCACCAGTTCTATACACAAAATTTATAGAATCAGCGTCAACAGTTCCGCTTGCATCACTCGCAAATTGTATATAATTAGGGCCAGTGCCTTGAAATTTAAAAATTGGATTAGTTGAATCTGAATTTGCAGTGATTGTTCCATCAAAGCCACTATTTATATCTGACCTAATAAATTGAGATGAAGTAAGACTATCTAACAAATCAGCATTAAGTCCTGACCCTGCTCCATCTACCGTCTTGATTAATGTAAGGATTTCTGCTGCTGTTTGATCTGCTGTCGCACCTGTCTCAATACCATCTAATTTAGTTCCGTCAGCAGCTACGTCACGACCATCAACCGTTCCAGTAACAGTAATATTTCCTGTGACGTCAAGACCTGCTCCAACGTCTAGATTACCAGAAAAAACTGCTGTACCAAATGAATTAAGTGTAAATCTGTCAGCACTATTAGTCGCATCTCTTACAGTAAATGTTCCGTTATTATTTTTTATATTGAAATCACTATCATGGTTACTGTCAACAAGAGAAATCCTTGCACCAGTACTTGTAATAGTTATATCGCCAGAACTTAAAGTACCTGTTGTAGCTACGTTTTGAGATCCAAAGTCAGGACTAATTTTTGTACCTGCGATAGCAGCACTGGCATTTATATCAGCATTGACAATACTAAGATCAGATATGTTTGCACTTGTGACAGTTATTGCTGTAGGTAACGCTCCAGTTGCTAACTTGCTCAAAGATATAGCTGCACTTCCGCTAATATCAGCATCAACAATACTTAAATCACTTATATTCGCACTGGTAACTGTAATCGCTGTTGGCAATGCACCTGTAGCAAGTTTTGATAATGCAATCGCAGCACTCGCATTTATATCCGCATTTACTATCGCTCCATCGGCTATCTTGGCACTTGTTATCGCATTATTGTTTATACTAATTGCTGTTCCATTACTGGATACTGTTACATCACCTTTATCACCATCAGGCAAGCTCGGACCTTGTGGACCCTGAGTTTTTACAGTAACAACACGGGTTTCTCCGTTTACTGTAACTGTGTTTTTTGTAGTTGTAACATTAACTGAAGTCATGCGGTGTATCCTTCACTTACATATATAGTACCTTCTAAATAATATTCTTTCGACCCCGAAGGATCAGTTAATAAAACATCATATTTTAAAACATCAGGTGTAAATGTAGCTGTTTGTGTGTCTGTCAATGCTATAGAAACAGAACCAGCAGAACGATCAGTATAAGTCGTTGTAAAATCTGCATATTTTGTGGTGCGTGTTTCTTCCCAAACCTGTGCTTCTACCGTAAATCCAGTTAAATTTATCGCAGTATCATTTCCATCTTTAAACAATAAAGGAATACTATGATCTGATCTACGCTGTAACGTAAAGTTATAAGTACCAGGTTGGATTGCCATTAGCTATAGGGTGAAGTACCAAGGATGTCTGTTTTCCATTGTGCTTTCAAAGCATCTGTATCACTAGCAGCAGCTATACCAGAATCAGCAGGAGCATCTCTTAATGCTTGTTTCTTTGCAACAATATCAGTTGTACTAGCACCAGTTTCTAATGCTTTTTGAAATTCAATATCAAGTTCTGCAAGTTTTGGTGTTCTTGCTTCTCTTATATTATTCTTATGAATTTCTCTGGCTTTCGCCATGTCTATACCAAATCCCATAATTTACTCCGTATAAGTCCAAGCATTTCTAAAACTCCTGTCAGTAGGAATAACAGATTTATCTACAATATAGGATGTTTTTCCAGTTGGTACATCTTTATCTCTAATTTGTTCTAAAGTTAAATCACATTTATCTGCTGGAACAACTATGGCAACCGTTCCATCATCCTGTGTATATATAATTCTTTTATCTGAATTAGCCATAGGTTTTTTCTTAAGTATAACCTAACAGTAATCAGTCAGCAAAGATAACAACACTTGAAAGTGAAGAATCTACACTGGTTGATAAATCATTACCAGTTCTAAAATTAACATTATTAGCATTTTTTGTTATAGCTGTAGCATAGTTTGGAAAATTAACTTCATTTGAAGCACTTGCAAAAAAGGCATAATGAGCATTAGGAAAAGAGCTAGGAAAATTAACTGTATAATTACCTGTTCCAACATCAGTTACAGAAGAAACATTAAAAGAATCTCTAATAGCTAGAGTACCCGTTCCATTAAAATCTACCCATGCTTTTGCTCTTCCTTGTGCTACCTGTTCTGGTGTTGAGTTATTAGCACCGTTTATATCTTGTAAGTTGTTGACTTTAAGTGTTGACATAATTAGACGTTAAGTTTGTAACCAAAAAAAGAACTGTAAGTTGCCTCTACAGCTTCATTACCACTAACAACAGCAGTATAAATATCACAATCAACATAATCACCAACTGCTAATGTAAAAACATTTACTAAATTTGCACTTGTGATTTCTGCACTATTACTATTAAATTCATTCGCAACTAATTGAGGAACACCATTTACTCTTATTCTAAAATTTATATAATTACCTTCATTTAAATCATCTATACCAATATTTGCCCCGATTAAATATTGACCTGCCTCTCCCGAAGGAACTGTAAATCTATAATTACTCGTGCTATATGCGTTATTAGTATCTAAAGTTTCTGTTTCGTATGGAACAACTGTAAAACTTTGTTGTGGAATACTATAGGCTGGATTAACAACCTTTGCAGCAAAAGCAGGTCTGTTTGGTGTATAACCTGTTATTGTTCCATCACCGTCTACTGAAATTGGCATAATTAATCTCCAAATACTGATGCACAAATTCTATTGCAATTTGATCTTCCGCCACCAAAAGTAGTGTCAGGTCTTTCAATCGTTACTCTAAAACCAGTTGTTATATAATCATTGTCAGAATGATCTCCGTTTCCTGTTAGTCCAACTTGACGAGTATTAGAGTCTTGATGATTTGAGGCTAGTGTCACTGCATAAACTTTATTTGGCATTGGAACAGCAAAAGTAACAAAATAGTCACCACTTCCATTATCTGTTATTGAACTTACATTGAAACTATCTTTTATCGCAACAGTTCCAGTTCCATCAAAATTTATCCAAGCTCTGGCAAGCTGTCCTTTCTCTACTCCTGATGAATTTTGAAATACAGGAGCAGATGAACCTAAACTTTTTATCGTTCCTACATTAAGAGTACTCATTTAAACAACACTCCAAGTTTCACCAGAACCAATAGTAACTACTACGCCTGAGTTTATCGTAATTGGGCCAAAACTTCCAGCATTTTTACCGTTTGTTATTGCATAACTGGTTGTTATTGTCTGATCGTTTTCCCAAAAAACTTGGTTAGTTCCTCCACCAGTTGCACCACCAGCAACACCCCAGCTTAACGTACCAGAAGTGTCTGTAGAAATAAGAGCATAACCAGCAACCGCAGGGTTAGCTGTAGGCAACGTAAGAGTTAAATTAGCAGCTAAAGCACTAGGGGATTTAACAGCAACATAATTTGTACCATTACCTGTCTGTTCACTAAATCTAATTTCTTTTTGATTATTAACTGTCAGACCATTTTGATCTAAAAAAGATATTTCAGCTTGGTTTGCAACCAAACCTATTTGGTTTGTTCCTTTTTTATAAAATCCTGTACCAGCATCACCAAAATTAAAAGATGGTGCAGAAGTAGAACCAGTAGATGAAGTTAATACACCTGTCATTACTCCACCAGCTTTAAGAAGTAATCCAAGATTTGTTTGTGCAACATCTCCTATTTCTACAAAACCATCATTTGCTTTATTTCTTATCTTTAATATCTGTGATGTATTACTTACTTCATTAACGTGCAACTGATACGCACCAAGACCAACTGTTGGATCACCACTACCAGATTGTAAGCTTCTTAACGCATCAATAACCTGTTGCAGTTTTGTTCTTACCTGTAAACCAGTACCATTATCTACGGCAAACCCAGTTCCTCCAGTTGTATTGACTCTTGCCATTTAGTTAAGCTCCTTTTCCATATCCTAACGCTTGAAAAGAAAATTTCACATCAATAGGTGAATCTGATGAATTTTTAAATACTATTGTAAATCCTGTACCTGATACATTACTTAAAACAAAGTAATCTCCTGAATCAAGATCATAAGGTGAAATGCCAATTACAGGTGTAAAAGCAGTAGTTGATCCGCCTATATCACTTGTTCCTGTAAAAAACCTATTGGCAAACACAATATCAACACCACTAGCTGACGTACCAGATTGAATTGGTGTGCTTATAACATTGCCTGATGAGATATATTTATTTTCTACTCTTGATGGCAAAGAAGCATCAAATCCTAATTCCAAAAACTTTATATTCTCATTTGTATCAACAGAAATAAGATTACTTCTAAATTTAAAAGCTCTACCAACAAAAGATCCATTTCTTAAATTAGTAAAACTTGTAAATGTTGAGGCATCATTTGATGTCTGTACTGTTAATCTACCTTTTAACCTATCAACAGCAGCACCATCAAAATTTACCCTTGCATCTAAATTAGGAATCGAATCAAATTGATCTGATATATTAAAACCTTCACTTTTTATATGTCTTTTTAATCTTAAATTTTGATAGACAGCACCTAAATCAAGAGTATTTGCAAAATCATATGTGCCAGATAAATTATTGGTTGGATTTGTAAGTTGTAATGCACCAGAAACAACGCTTACATTTGTTTTTGTACCACTGAACGCTGTTTGTTCTCTTTGTTGTTTTATAACAAGTTCATCTTCTGTTTCTGGTAATGCAAATTCTACCTTTGCTTCATTTGCTGATAAGTTACTAGCCAAATCTTCAAACTTAATACTGTAAGTACCAGCTAACGCAGGCACAACAACTTCTGTTGTATTTCCATTACTTGTATCAAGATCAATAGAATTACTAAAAGTAGTATTTGCTAATGAGGTTGTAGAGTGTCTTATCAAGCATCTACCGCCAAATATTACATCTTTTGCTAAAGCCAAATCCCAACTAAGTCTTACCTGATAATTATTTATAGGTTCTATTTCAAAATTTGTAGGCTGTTCTGGTAGTTCAGATAAAGCATTTACAGCAATATTTGCCTCTGTTGGTGTGTTTGATCTTTGCCCTTGAGAATTAACTGTATAGAGTCTTATATCATATGATCCAGCTTCAAATTCTGTCTGTATAATTTCAAATGTTGTTTCTTGTGTATTAACAAGAGTAAAGTTATCTCCATCTCTTCGATATTGCAATGTATAACCAGAAGCACCCTCTACTGCTTGCCAATCAATAAATACTTTTGGTACTGCTCTGTTATTAATAACAACAATTTTTTCTTCAAGAGTTAAACCTGATGGCGGTGATAATATTGCAGTAAGTAAACTTACATTTCGTGATGGTAATTGCTCTCCATCTTCTACTGCTGCATATTTACCCTGATTATGACTTAAAGCAGTAATAGCATATGTTTTCTTACCTGTTTCTTTTATATTTATTACTCGCCAATTAGTAACAGACAAACTGGCCGATTCAAAAATATATGGACTATTAACAACAGGTGCAGATGAAAAAGCACTGGAGACATTAACAACAGTCTGACTATTTGAATAACTAGATATAGTTTTAGTTTCTACTGTTCCATCACTAAGTAAACAACTAATAGTTGGTGAATCGCTAATATCAGGTTGATTTGTGCCATCCACATTATCAATAGTTACAGCAGTGGTAGTTGCAGCTTTTACAACACCACCTCTTCTTGTTGCTGCTTTAACTCTATCTGCAATACCAATAATACTACCTATTTGAACGACAGAACCACCGGCAATGTTAGTTTCAAAAACACAAGTTTCAGTAGCAGTTTGTTGTGTATTTAAAAACCATTTACCAACTCTCTGTGCTTGCCCTCTTGATGTTGTTCCAAATGTTCTAATTGTATTTACTTTTTCACCGTACTTTGCTATCGCTGCTGTATCTTTTACAGTTACATAATCTAATTGTTGAGTTTCTAAATCAAAATAACTAACATTTATGACAGTAAATCTTGTTTTTAAAGAACTGCCACTATAAACAAAATTACCGTCTACGACATTTGCATTATTAAATACATAATCAAAAGCAACTGCACTAGGATTAGCAAAATCTTTTGGTGCGTCTTGTGATATTTTTATTGTGCCTTCTGAATAAAAAGGCATTGCTCTCATCACAGAACAAATATCGTTAATAACTTTTAGTGCTTCTTGTTGTGTTCTTATATTTACATTTAAAGAAAATCTAGGTTCCTGACCACCTTGCCCATCATCTACTAATTCACCACAATATTCACTTGCCTTACGAAAAACAAATTTGTCTAATGATGACTCTGATAAATTACAACCGTATCTGCTGTCTATTAAAAGATCATAAAGTATCCAAGCTGGATCACTTGTCCATTCTTTATCTGTTTTAAAACTGCCATTGAACGTACCACTATATGTAATCCTTCCTGTTGCAAGGTCAACTGTTGCATTATGTGGAATTTTTACTTTTTTACCTCTTACTCTGAATACTCTTGATGGTAAAGATGGAAATTCCTCTGCACTAAAACGTAATGAAGTATATGCAACGTTTGGATAGTTATTTGACTCTTCAATAATTTCAGTAACACCATTTAAACGCATTGCATTGAAAGTATTACTACCACCTTCATCATTGCTTCTTGATAAAGTTACTGTAATTGGAAAAAATGCTCCCGATTGCCCTATGGCTGTTGTGTTATAGCCAGTTACATCAGATAGTCTTATACCATAATCACGACTGTAAGATGAAGTAGATTTACCTCGTACAGTATCAGTAATAATAGTTTGTTCAGATCCATTACTAGGATTTACTTTTATTACAACGTTAACGGTAGTTGATTTTCTGTCGCCAGAACTACTATCTATTCTAAAAAATTGGTCAAATTTTACTCTTACTCTTACTTTGTCAATATTAATATTAGTAATTTGTACAGATCGAGTTGTAACCGAACCACCTTCAGGAAAACTTACAAGCTGCCCAATATCACCACCTGTTCTTTCAGTAGATTGGATCTCTGCTGCTGGTAATACTGCATTGTTAGCAGTGCCTTGTTGAAACTGAAAATCAATACTGTCATAGTTAAAATCTGACGCTGCGGGGTT